CCCCCTCGCAAGAGGGGGTTTTTGAAGATGACGACAAGCCGGAAGTTACCGGCGCCGAAACCCCGGAACAGCTTAAAGCCCGCATCGCGGCGCTTGAGGCCGAACTGGCGAAATCGACCGCTGGCCGGCTGATCGCGGAAGAAGAATCCGCGCGTCTGTCCGCTCAGGCTCAATCGTCGCTCTTTACCGCCAACGTGACGGAGCGTTTCTCGCGCCGCACGGAAGACGGGAAAGACCTCTGGTGGTACCGTATCGATCTCGCGCCGTGTGGCGGCATCGATATCCGCCTGAACGGTCAGCAGTACGTGCACGGCACGACGTATGAATTCACCACGGACGTGCTGCGCAGCGTGAAGGAAATCGTGGCCCGCACCTGGGACCACGAGAACAACATCAGTGGTGCAAACGAAAACGCCTACAAGGTGGCTCAAGACCGCGTGCTGCGCGGTGGCGACCGCCGTCGATAAGAGGAAACGATGAACGAACATACCGTACTGGGAAACTTCCAGATCAACTTGCCCGCGCCGAACGGCGCTTCCGTTTCGATCAGCAGCTACGTGATCGAAGGCGAGACCCCGGAAGGTTTGAATGAACGGATGGATGTCTACCGCGAAGCCCTTCTTCGCCAGCAGGCGATTCTGGAAATTCCTGTGCTCGAAAAGGCTATCGAAGCGCAGGTGAAGATGCTTGAAGATCACCGCAAGGCGTACGCGGATCTGCTGGAGCGCTCGAAAGCGAAGTACAAGCTGACGAGCCAGGAACAGGCGCAGATGACGAATCTGCCCGTCCAGATCAAGCAGATCGAGAAGTATCTCGATGAAGGCAAAGCGAAAATCGCTTCTGTGAAGAAGGCGGCGTAATGGCTTACCTCCAGGCCCAGCAGATTGTTTCCTTGGCATGCACCATTGCCAAGTGCCCCGGCTATGTCCAGCAGGGCGGACAGTTTCTGAACATGGCCCTGGAGGATCTCTGGTTGCACCGTGACCTGAAAATCAACCGGGTCACCGAATTCATCAATGTGCAGGCGAACAACTTCGGGCCGTTCACGCTCCCGTTGAACTACCTGCGCACGTACGACCTGTTTTTCGAACAGAACAACCTGCCGTACTTCCTGAATCCGATCAGCACGGAAGAGTACGACCAGGAGTTTAAGGACCCGTCGATTGCGAACTATCCGTACGAGTTCATGACGATCCTTGTGGATGAGACAACGGCAATCGCGAACAACTCCGCCGGAACGCTGTTCATCTACCCGCAGTCGTCCGGTCAGATCACGCTGACACACCGCTACATGGTGAAACAACCGGATATCACGGCGCCGGAAACGTCACCTGTCATTCCGTGGTTTCCGGACCAGGACTACCTCATCAAGGCGACAGCTGCGCGCCTGATGGACATTACGGACGACACGCGGCGCGAGAGTTTCCTTGCGCAGTGCGACGCGATGCTGCGCATTCACCTCATCATGGAAGGCGACGAACAGCAGGTAGTGAAGTCCGTGCGCCTCGATCCGCGACGCTTCCACACGAACCGCACGTTGAAGCCGACCAAAATCACCGACTAGGGGGCCAAGTGGGCATTCGCAACGGCTACCCGATGCGCTTCACGCCGAAAGGGCTCTGCGATGCGTTCGACGCAACAGACGCTTTCCCCGGCGCGTGCCAGGCGTTAAGCAATCTCATTTTCGATCAGGGCAACCCGGAAATCGTTGTCTCGCGCCCCGGCGTGGGCGCAGCGCTGACGACGTTCGGGAGTTTCACGGCGCCGACGTTCGTATCCGTGCAGGTGTCGATTGGCACGATGATTTACGGCATGGTATCGACCGCGCGCAATCCCGGTTTTGATGAGCCGTTCGCGTATAACAGCCTGACGAATACCTTCGTGACGATCTCAGGCGTGGTCGCCGGCAACGTGCCAGCCTCCCCCGCCACGTCGGGCGCGTGGACGCCGCCGACAATGGCCGTCGTCAGCACGAAGATTCTTGTGACGCATCCGGGGTTTAGCGGCACGGGTACGAACTTCTTCGGCGTGATCGATATCACGAACCCGGCGGCACCGGCCTGGAGTTCGACGGATCTGACCACAAACCCGATGGGCAAAGTGCCTACGGCTGTTGCGAACTACAACAACCGTGCGTACTTCGCCTACAACAGCAACCATCTCGCGCTGAGTGACGTACTCGCGCCAACGGTGCGCACGAACGCCTCGCAGGATCTGACGATAGGCGACACAACGCTGATTACTGCACTGTCCGGCCTGCCGTTGACTACTACGTCGTCCGGCGTACTCGGCGCGCTGGCAGTGTTCAAGGTTTCGCAGATCTGGCAGGTGTCGGGCGATCCCGCTACGAACAATCTGGCGCTCAACTACATCACGTTGACCACGGGCAGCGTCGCGCCGCGCAGTATCGTCCCTTCACCTTTCGGGATCATCTTTGCAGGCGTAGACGGACCTTACGTGGCCAGTTACGCCGGCACTGTCGGGCCACTGTCGAAGACGCCGGGGCAGGGCGGTATGTCGGACGTGCAGGTGCCGTTCCAGAACGCGACGACGCCTTCGCGGATCGCGGCTTCCTATTCCGGGAACATATACCGGATCTGCATCCCGACAGTGATTCAAGGTATTGCGCAGACGAATGATTACTGGTACGACATCAGGCGCCTGCGGTGGACGGGACCGCACACGTTCACCTACGATTGCGCTTCGCAAGTCGGGAATTACTTCATCCTGTCGGGAGCCGACCACGGCGCGGCGCTGTTCAAGAGTGACAGCATCCCTGGCCTGAATGACGTGTACAACGACGCGGGCACGAACCTCACCAGCCACCTGAAGTCGTCCACGTTCCCGAAGACGAATCACATGCGCCAGTTGCAGGTAGTGCAATCGACGCTTGAGCTGTCGGCTTCCGGCGCGGCGGTGAACTACAACATCACCGCGATGGATGACCAGGGCAACACGCTCGGTTCGACGTTCATCATGACGCAGGCGCAGCAGACGATATGGGGCGCTTTCTCGTGGGGCGGCGCGCTGTGGACCAGTAACACGAAGGTGCCACACGTGTACACGCTCGCGTGGAAGGCGCCTCTGAATTTCCAGAAAATGGCAATCGATGTTCTGGCGACGAGCGCTTCCGCGCTGTCAATCGGCACTTTCTATGCCGAATACCAGGACACGGGACTACTGAACGCGGGGTAACGACATGGCTATCATCGGCACCTTGCCGGTAACACTCCAGAACGGCACGACGGCGGACGCCACGCAGGTGATGTCAGACTTCAACTTCATCGTGAACCAGGTGAACGCGAACGCGCTTCCGACTTCCTTCGTCGCACCGGGGACTTTCATAAACGTACAGCGGTTTCTTACGCCGGGGGTGTCAACGTACACGCCCTTCAGCGGTGCGACAAAAGCGCTGGTGTACGTGATGGGGGCAGGCGGCGCAGGTGGCGGCACAATTGCCACGGGGGTAGGGCAATCGGCGGGCGGCGTGGGCGCGGGCGCGGGCGCTTTCGGTATCGGCTACATTTCTTCAGGGCTCACAACGCAGACGGTAACCGTTGGGGCACAGGGCGCGGGAGTTTCCGGTTCGATCGGAGGGATCGGAGGCTCTACGAGCTTTGGCGGCCTGTTTGTGGCAGGGGGTGGGCAAGGGGGTAACGCAGGCAATGCGGTTACGCCGCCTAATGCTTCGACCGGCGGTGCCTCCGGGGGTTTGTGCACGGGCACCGGAACTTTTCTTTTTGCAGGCGGGGGGCAAACAGGTTTTGCTTCTATCGTGCTCGCGGTCGGAGTAGTCATAAACGGCTCAGGCGGCGGCACTGCCTTCGGGTCAGGAGGCACTATCAACGCAGGCACGGCCACAGGGTACGGCGCTGGCGGGGGTGGAGCAGCAGCCAGCCAGAGCACTGGACCCCAAGCCGGTAGCGCGGGCGCACAGGGCATCTGTATAGTTTTCGAGTTTGCATAAAAAAATGTGCTATTCCGGGGAAAAATATGGACCAGCGAACGCTCACCGAGGGCGATGTTAAGGCAATCGTAGATGAACTGGAGCGGCGCGCGGCGCAGCGTTTCCAGCTGAATATCGGAAAGGGCGTTCTCTCCCTGGTGTGGAAGGCGTGTTTCTATCTCATACTCTGGCTTGCGGCTTACGGTGCGGCTGGCGGATTCGGGAAGTTCTTTAAATAGGAGCAGTATCATGTCGTTTTGGGATCAGATCGAAGCAGATTACAACGCTGTAATCACGAGCGCCGATAGCGTGGCGACGAAACTCGCCAACCTGGTCGGCATCCAGACGCGCGCTCAGGAAATGACGACGCTGACCAACCAGTTCACGGCGATCATTGACGACGGCGCGAAGGCAACGCCGGACAAGGTGACGGAACTCCTGACACTGGTGGGCAAACTGTGATTCCGGAAGAGCTTGCAGCCTGTCTTGGGATTCCTCTCACTCGCGCGCAAACGTGGGCTGATCCGCTGTCTGCGGCAATGGCGCTTTATGCGATCGATTCGCCTAAGCGCCAGGCTGCGTTCCTCGCGCAGATCGGCCACGAATCCGGACGCCTGATTTACGTTCGCGAACTGTGGGGCCCAACGCCCGCGCAGGAGCGCTACGAAGGCCGCGCGGATCTCGGCAACACCGAGAAGGGCGACGGGTTCAAGTT